CGCTTGACTCAAGATGTGCTTTTCTTAAAAAATTTTGACCAATTGCATCACCTGTATCAGAAGGACCACCACAATGTTTATCATCAACTTCTAAAACTTGTAAAACTTTATTATTACTATCTAATTTTGCAAAGTGAGCCATTATGGACCTACCTTATAACGAATAACAGCGTAGCCACTTCCACTAGCACCACCTTGTGAACCCGGATGAGCTCCGCCGCCACCGCCGCCACCAGTGTTCGCTCCTCCAGCACCTCCTGTAGCACCTCCTCCATGTGTACCGGGTGCTCCTGCATTTCTTCCTGTGCCGCCAGCTCCGGGTCCACCTGATTGTTGCCATGAACCTCCGCCGCCGCCACCTTGGCCGCCTGAACCGCCGCCAGATCCGCCGTGAATTCCTCCGCCGCCTCCGCCGCCGCCAGAATAATAATAAGTAGTATTGTCGTATGCGTTTTGAGTTCCTTGTGCACCTGGTGCTGAAGAAGGACCTGGTCCGCCCATTCCTCCGCCACCTGCACCTAATCCTGCACCTGATGTAACAGTTCCGCCGTCTCCACCTTGTGTACCTGATCCTCCAGTTGTACCGGGTCCAGGGTTACTATTTCCTCCGCCACATCCTCCAGGTCCTCCCGATGCATGAGCTGCGGATCCATAACCACCACCGTCTCCAGTAGCTACGAAAGGAGCACCTACAAATACAACAGAATCATTACCTGCAGTTCCCGCACCACCTCCACCTGGAGCTAAAGCCCCAATAGTAACTGGATGAGTTCCACTTGTAATAGCTGTAGCAAGACCGGATGTTACAACAGAGCCTCCAGCTCCGCCGCCACCTCCAATATGACCACCACCGCCTCCGCCACTTCCAGTAACAAAATAATCTACTTTATCACCATAAGATGGGTCATTACCAACGGTAGCTACAAATGTGCTACTTGCTAAATAATAATGAGCGTTATAATCAACACCGGCATCGGTATAAGAAACAAGAGTACCACCCGTTGCTTCCATCCACTTAGGACCTGCTGGGCCACCAGATCCAAACCCTAAAATTTGATATCCAAAAGACATATTTTTTTCCTCCTATAAATTTTATGCGTCGTTAGCAGCGTCTGTAGTATAGAATAATTTAACTCCCATTACTCGTGCGTCACCTGTAAAGGTATCGCTACCATCAGCTGCATCTCTGTAAAGTTGAAAAAAGCAATAATCATCATCAGCGGGAGACCCACCAATTGTTACTGCTGAACTGACCGCACTCATTTGTACGTCTTCTACAGTTCCAATTCCAGCATCTGTGACTTCTACAGCTGTTCCAAAAACAGCATCAGCTGTGTCACCTTCAGTACATGCTAAACCTTGAAGACCAAAAATACAGTTTCCTGTATCGGTATTACCTGGACTCCAAAAAACTTGATAAGTTACTGTACCTAAATTCCATGATTTTGGCATTGCAATAGAAAACTGTGCATATTCAGCTGTACTTGCATCAAAATCTAAAACCTTTAATTCAGGTCTAGTTGCTGTAGTTTCAACAGCTTGTGCATCAGCACCATTTGTTGTTGTTCCAAACATTGCTTGTGCTGGAATAAACATAGTTTGTAATCCAGCAGTTGAGACAACGTTTCCGGAAGCTTGAACAGTTCCTGATCCTTTTGCCATTAAAGATAAACTTACATTAGCGTCTCCTCCGACTGCTGCTACATTAGGAGCAGCTCCGGCTGCTGCATTAGTTATATCGAGATAATTTACTGCAGTAGCTGCTTGAGAAAAATATACTTGTTCGTTTCCGGCTGCGTCTTGAATTCCTGTATCATCTGCAAATTTAATTGCAGTTGGAGTAATATCTCCTAGATCAGCCATTACATCAAACATTGTTGAAGCATCAGAATAAACAAGAGTTTTAGCACCTTGTTTTAAAACAACCCCTGTTCCAGTAGTTGGACCAAATGTTAAAGTATAAGATCCTGATGTGTTATTAAAAACTATAAATGAATTTTCGACATCACCTGTAAATACATTTATGTTTCCTGTTAAAGTTCCGGTAAGTTCAATTACACGATTATGTACTTGATCATCTGTTGTTGAATCGTTAGTATTAGTTGTTGCATTATTAGAAGTTAAAGTAACGTTTGCACTTCCCGCCACATTAACAGCTTGCCAACCCTCAATACTCGCGTCTAATCTATTAAATGTATAATTAACTAAATCGCCCCAAGTACCTGAATTTTCTCCTGAAGCTTGTTTTTCCAGTTTTAATCTGGCTGTATAAGCTGATGGCATAATTTTTTATTCTTTTTAGTTTTTATAGTATAGTTTTGTTCTAATTAACAGTAGTAATATCACTCCATGTTTCTGGTGTTCCAGTATCTATTTTACCCCAAGGAACAATGGTTTGTACAGTAATTTCTAAACCTATTCCGGTTACTAATAGTTTTTGTTCTGTACTAATGTCTACATTATTTACTGCTGAAGTAGCAGAAATACCAGTAATAACAACTCCATGTCCTTCTGCTACAGTAACATTACTTACATAACCCGTTAAATCTATCCCTGTAATATCAAGTATATTTCCAGTTGATAAAGTAATAGTACCTAAATTACTTGTTAATTCTTGTCCAGTTACATTGATATAATTAGCAGTTCCTGTTGTAACACTTCCTACTGCTGTATTAGCTTGTAATCCTGCTTCTTGAATAGTAACACTTCCACCTGCTGTAATAGTAATTCCACCTAAAGCTGAAGTTAATTCTTGACCTGTAATATCTATTATACTTTGACCTGTTGTAGTGACATTACTTATATAGGCAGTAAGAGCTTCACCAGTAATAACGATATTCGTACCCCCGCCTGCTGTAATACTTCCTAATCCCGATGTTAATTCTTCACCTGTGACAGAGAATGAATCTCCCGTTCCTGCAATAACAGTTCCTATATAAGTATTCCACTTCCCAGAATTCCATTCATTTCTACCCCAACCGATACCCCAATTAAGATCAGATGCAAGTGATAAACCAGTTTGAGATATTATTGATCCAGTTCCCTCAAGAATTGAAACATTTGAAAGTGAAGTAGTAAGGGCCTCACCCGTAACAGGAACAGCACCTTGAAAAGTACCCCATGGACCAGTATTCCATTCACTTCTGCCCCAGCCCCTATTTAATTCTCCAGTAGCAGTAGCAGTTCCTAAAGATGATGTAAGACCAATGCCGGTGATTATAGCACCCGAAACAGAATTATTCCAGGTACCTAAATTCCACTGTCCTTGTCCGTATGTACTCGCCATAAGGAGTTACCTCCCTATGTTATTCGAATCAGAGCAGTCGAAGCATTGGCATTTGGGAATTGAATTTCAAACGTACCGTTTGTTGATGTTTTATTTCCACCAAAATCTAAAACAGCAATCGCAGCATTGGAAAGAGAGTTATTATAAATCACCGCAGCTTGAGCAGTAATAGTAGCGTTAGCCCATGATACATTATCAGCATCAAAGATCGCCGTATTACCATCAAGCGTAACAGCCATACCTGTCATCGCTGCTCCACCCGCAGTATAACCTGATCCACTAACTTCATTCGCAGTAGCGTATGCTGTTGTTGCAGAACTTAAAGTTGCTGTATTATCATAGAGAGCTACTTTTAAAGTATTAGCTTCCAGATTAGCAGTAGTATCCATTAAGTCTTCCTTGAATGTATTAGCAAGAGCTTGTACTATCGCCATGTTATTGTCCTCCAGTTATTGTGTTCTCACCGAGAGGACTGCCAGGAAATTTATAATCTGTTCTTCTTCTTCTTCGAGCTTGATTATTAATTGTAACAACCGCTTCGGTATATTTTTTATTGTATATACTATAATCTTCTATGTTCTTTGTAAAGAGGTTTGCTTCAGAAAGAACACCATAAAATAAACCGTAGGGAGCATTGTTCGAATACCAGTTAGTAGTTGTATTCGCTGATAGACCTGCGATATTGGCTGTATATCCTAATTGACACGTATAACCACTATCCGGAGTAGGAACTATAAGTAATACGTCATCTGTAAAATTAGCAAAATACTTGGGAGTTCCAGTAATAGCTGAATTAGGCCAATATTCTTGACAATATTCTAAGGGTTTAATCTGTAAAAAACTTTTCTCATTATCTACGATTATATTAAGATAATTAATTAATTTCGTATTAGTAGGAATACTTAAATATTCAGAATTAGCAGTAAAAGCAGAAGCTTGTTGAGATTCAAATCCAATAGGATCAACATCTCTTGACAGTCTAAATTCTGCTGCCATAATAAAATTTGGAATTTGAGCTACAAAGTCAGTTCCACTATTTTCCATCCAAGTTTGAACATCACTTGTTAGACTTGAGTATGTCATTGGATTTGCCATGTAAAAGCTCCTTTACTTTATGTTTATCTTTATCTGCTACATTAAACTTCGACCAAACATTTCCCTTAAAAGCATATGTTCCATAATGAGTTAAGGGACTCATTAAATCAGCATAAATTTTTCCACCTATCTTTTGCCAAAGTCTACAAAAACCGTAGTCCTCACTTAAATATCTATTACTTTTTTCATCAATAATACAGTCAAAAAGAGCATAGCAGTTTTTAGATTTAAATGATTTACCATTAATAATCTGATCAGTCGTATATTGAAGATAAGGGTAAGCTTTTATAAGTCTATAAAAGACTTCTTTTTTAATAAGCATAAAACCAGTGGCTGAATCTAATACCTCTATAAATCCCCTATCCATCTGAATACTTTCAGGATGAACCATATTAATATTATAACCTAAAGATTTTTCTTCCATTAATTCAAAATCACCTTTTTTAGCATTTTCTTTAATTTTATTCCAATCAATACTTTTACGTGGATATACACCAGTGACTATATCTTTATCAAATTCGACCATTCGTATAATAGATTGAGCAGGAAAACTTATATCAGCATCTATGAACATTAAGTGAGTATGTGACTCTGGATCTTTATCACATGTATCTAAAAACTGAGCCACCAAAGTATTACGCGCACGCGTAATTAAACTCTCATTTCCCATCGAATTTATATAAAGTTTCCATTTACGTTGTGCAAATAGAGCAGAAGTATTTAAGATGGAATGAAAATAAGCTTCATTAATCATACCTCCAAAACAAGGAGTAGAAATTGTAACACCGATTTTTTTAGAAGGTGGATCTGGATCCTTAGATTTTTTATCACTCATGTAATAACGATTGTAACACTTCCGAGACCAGTTGTTAACAAATTTGTTGTGCCCTTTCCAATACCAATATATTCAGAAGGAAGTGAAGGAGGATAAATTGGTTCCAGCTGATCGGGAACTCCTCCTGTCTGAGAAAGATTGGCTTGAGGTCTAGCATTTTTTAAAGCTACTGCATCAGTAAAATATGTAAGAGAAAGTTGAGGTTGTTTAGGTTCCCACTCTGAATCATGAACAAAAGATCCAGTCCATTCAAATCTCATTTCATTATAAGGAAAAGCCAATCCACTTCGATCAGAGATCGCCAATCCAAATTGTCCTGGAGCCCATTTTTGAGATGGGGCTCTTTTAGGTTTTTTTCCTTGTCCTGGAAAATTAGGCATAATATTTAAGTTCCGTTATAATATGAAGTTGATGGAAGAATCCTAGTTGAAGGAGTATCATCACCTGCTATTAGTCTTTCAAAAGCTTGTTCATAGTCGAGTTTTAATTCTGCTCGTCTATTTATATCTATATTAATTCTTTTTTGTGATAAAAAATAAGTTAGTCCAGAACACATACACTCGATCGCACGTGAAGGAACATCTGTATTTTGTTCTACTCCACCCACAGTCTGTGCAGTAATATCTTCTATTCTTCTAATTCTCCAATAATTTACAACATCTGTAGAATCATCAGGAGCTGGATATAAATAAATTTTAGGTGTACTTGTTCGTTGTAAATAAAATTGAGTTGGTCTTGACTCAGTCGTTTTGGTTTGAATCGCTGAATAATCGTTAAGACCTAATCGTGACATAACATAATATTTACCATCACTTTCTTTAATATTGGCATTAATTATATCGATTGTATCTGCGGGAAGATCATACGAGATTGTACTTTTAACAAGGGTTAAATCTTTTTCTTCGACTGTCCATTGATTATAGCCTCGATTAGCCCAATCACTAAACATAATATTTAAACTACGTCTAGCAGATCGTACATCATAACCTAAAATAGGATCTCCTCCTATTCTATCATATGCTTCTTGAATGACATCATTAACAGTTAAGTTAAATGTCGCTGTACCTGATAGAGCCATTTTTGATTATCCCCAAAATGATGTAACTGCAGTAACATTTGTTAAAGTTGCATTACAATTAGTTGAAAATCTTATTCCTTCTCCTGGAAACGAAATCCAGACTTGACCACTATCTAAACCAGCTGCTGTATCCAACGTTAATAAATTAGTTCCTGCGTCATCAAAAACGACTGTTCCTGCATTTGCTGATGGAAGACAAACACAACCATAAAGTCGAATTGGACCTGCAAAAACTGCGCCGGTTGCTGCTAATCTCTTTGCTGTAATATTTGATCCTGCCATATCTTCTCCTATGTATATTTAATCAAGTTCTGCATTCTCTTTTGGAGATTAACAGCTCTTGACATTGGATTATTATAACTTGTTATTTGAGAGAGTAAAGACTTCATATTCTCTTTTTCTTGAAGATCACTTAAAGCAGATCCTCCTGTATAAGGATCAGCAACATCTTGATAACCTGTATCTAAGTCCATTTCTGTTCCTGATTGAAAATCTTCAAAAGTATTAATAACTTTTTTAATGGCATCTAATCTATCTGCTAATTCTTTATCTTCTTTTTCGTCTATTACTCTTTGAGCATCTCTCATTTCTTTAATTTTTAAAGCCCGAGCAACATCAAATTCTTTTTGACCTTCTGTATCAAGTGTGTCGTATTCTCCTACATCTTCAGTTGCTTTTTCTTTAGCAACTTTTTTATATTCTATTTCTTTTTCGTCATCTTTTTCATATAAGTCTGAAAATTTTTTACTTACTTTATCGACAAAAATATCTTTATATTCTTTTAAATTCTCAAAAACCATAAATTCCTTTGTTATAAGAGGGCCCGAAGGCCCTCACTATAATTATGTTACGTTGTTATTCTGAAGATATGATACTGTAACTATACCTTCACCAACAGTTC